CTTTGTCGGCCATTGCTCCGACCATGTTGCCGCCGGTAGCGTTTGTCGGGTTCGCGGTGGCGGCTCTTAGCCCTGCGTAAATAGCATTGGCCGGAACGGCTGCCGCTGTCGCCGCGTCAAGTGACGCTCCCGCATTGCCTGAAATGCCTACCTTTTGAATACCGGCCGCAGCCGCAGTGGCGACCGTTGTTCCGATAAACAGGCTAGAATTAACAGAGCCAGCAACTACTGCTGTAGGAGTGGTGCCAAAGTTAGTCGGGACGCCAAGCGCCGTACCATTCCACGATGCAATGTCTACTTTATTCAGTCCGCCGGTCGTGTAGTTCGGTAGCGCAGAGCCTTGCGATGCAATGATCGTGGTTGTGGCTGTGCCGCTCGTAAACGCAGATACGCGGACGCGGAACGAAGCCAAGCCAGCGACGTTGATATTTACCCAGTGGCCATTAGTCGTGGTCGTACTGACTGGCGCGCCACCAGCAATCGGAGTAGCAAGGATCGGATCAAAGTTCGTGCCGTCAGTAGTGCCCTCAAATGTGAGGGTCATGGTACCGATACCAGTCACTTGGACAGTAGCGGTAGATTGCCCTCTAAGCGTCGCCGTTACTGTGGCGGTTAGAGCGCCGGGAGAACCTGTTGCGGTTACGTCCGTAAAGACTGGATTACTACTTGCGTCGCCGACTTGAATTGTCATCTAATTCCATACCCAAGCAAGGTTATATATTCCGAACGCCAATCCTCGGCGCACCCGGAGAATAATGTCGAATCCAGAGCCAGTGATCTGATTAGTGATCACTGGAGTATGGAATTCCTCGAAAACATGATTGTCGGCAGTGTTATTTGCAGACGCCACGCCGTTAATCCACGCCTCAGCCAAATTAGTCCCGGCAGTAAATGCCGCTTGGCCGGAAACGGTGACCTTGGCGTCTGTTTTGCCAGTAGAGCCAAAATCAACCGTTGCAGTACCTTGCGTGGACAATCTTAGAGTTCCTCGAAGTAAACTACGCCTGACAAGTTAACCGCCGCAGGCGCGCTCACAATCGACAGACACAGGAATCCGCTAATCGGTACGTAAATGCGCTCATCAGGAGTGAAGATGCGCGAATAAGGCACAAGCTCTGACCATTGCTCGCCTTCGAGCACGTTACCAGCGGTGCCTGGAGTAGTTGTTATTCCGAAAACAGCGGTAGACGCAGCAACAGTATTGCGCGGATTCAGCGCACGAGGCGTAATAGTCGTACCACCAGTATGCGCAGTGGTCCTGCGAAGGATTTGCAGATTCAGGCGAGTATCTACTGTCTGCGCCGCAGTGACACGAAACTCATGAATCAGAATTGGTACGGTTGCGCTTGTTTCTAGAGCGAAGATATCAGTTACTGCGCTTCCAGAAGAAAGGTTCGTGATATTCGCCGAGTACATCAATCCTTGACCAGCCATGTTTACTCCTTAGTTTTACTGCATCCTTACCGAATAAACGCCACCACTCGGCGCTGTGATTTGCATGCCTTCAATAGGCTGCCTGCTTGCAATGATTAGTTGCGCGATGTCCTCAAGGCTTGGAACGCTTGCCTTTTCCTCTGGGGCGGTGTCGGCCTCGATCTGCACTCGTATATTCTCTGCTGCATTGCGGATAAGCTCTGCATGCGCGTTGGCTTGATCAATCGTCATCTTCTGTTGAGCAAGGGCCGCTTCATCTTCAAATTTTGTGCGCTCTGTTTCTGCGGCAAACTTTTCAATGTCTACACGCTCAGCGTCAAGCTCTAGCGCCCTTTTCTCATTCTCCTGCCTCATGGCCTCGGCTTGCGCCTTGGTCGCCTCAGCCTGTTGCTTCATCATGTCAGCCTGCTGCATCTGCATCTGCATCTGCTGCAATTGTTGCTCAAGCTGGCCGATGATCTGAGGAACCTGCTCTGCCGGTACTGGTCCGCGTGGCGTTTGGACCATCTGCGGACCTTGTCCACTTTGGCCTTTTTCACCATCGTCGATGACTGCTTTAGCAGGCGGCGGCAATAGAGTCTTGAGCATTTCCGTAGCTTCTTCAGCCCCCGGAGCGTTGCTATTGCGCATCGCAAGGTAAGTTACGATCGCATTAGTTGCCGGGTCTTTTGAGGCAGACATGGCATTGGCAAAGAACGTCTGCGCCTCATCGCGCATCGAGCTATAGCTAGGACCGGCAGAGACGGTGACAGTAAACTCGCCGCCAGTCATGTCGTTTAAGACGCTGACAATAGCGCCAGTCTTCTCATCTACACGCGGCTCCGGGAGTTGCTTGTTAATCGTGTCTGAATCGACAGTTTCATCAGGCCGCATGATGTTCACAACACGCTCAGTGTCGTAATAATGCGGAATCATGTAGTTAATACATCTTGCGCACTGCAATATGGATTTGTTGAGATTGTCAGCAAAGTGCATGTTCGCAACGTCGCCCTGCTGCTGCTGTGCCTTTTCCTGAATCCCAGATGTTGCATTGCTCCTAGCTCCAAGGCTGGAGTCGAACAATCCAGTCACTTTCTTGACGTTATCAGCCGCGTGCATAGCGAGCGCTAACATACCGTTAGGCACATCAGCCATTGGCTGCCTTTGAGGTGGAGGGGCTGGGCTGCCGTCTACATTTACGGGGTTATATTCAAGATATGGGAAAGTGCGGACATTAGCCTGCGCCCACTGATCTTCAAATCCATCAAACTGCCCAGCCGCTCCAACATAAGGAGCGCGTGTGCGCAGAGCAACTTCCTCAGTTGCCCCGCTCATCATGACGTTATAGGCCTTGGCTGGTCCTTTGGCGTTACGGACTATGCCGAACCGATTGACCTTACCTTCAACGTCGATTTCATCGCCATAGACCGGGAATACGGGTATCCACTTACATTTGACCTCGGTCTTTTCTAGGATATCGACGCCGGTAATCTTGCAGAGCATGACCTTTTTGCGAGTTCCTTCACGCTCTCTGACTATCTCAACACCAGGAGGAAGGTCTAGCAGTTTGTCTTTCCAGCCAGTCTCACCATTTGAAAGCTGGATTACCGTGGCTTTCTCGGTCTCAAAATACCAGTATCTGCAAACAAGTACCGCATCGTCCATTAACCACTTGGAATACTCACCACCTTGTAGCCATGTGGAATCGTTAGCCTTGGCATCAGGATATTCGCGTTTGAAATCATCGCGGGCCATCATTCCTTCTATGAAGGCAAAGCGCATGTCTGAGCCATCAGGCTCTGTAGATAGCGGGTCAATCCTGACCGAAAGAGCATTTCTCACCGAGCGATACATGATCTTTTGATCGAATCCAGTATCTGACTCATATTCGGTGTCTAGGTACCAATAGCCTGCGCCAATAGTCGCGGCACTGTTTACCGCTCGATCATAGGCCGTATCAGCATTAGAGTCGTATTCAATATGGCGAATCATGCCCTGACGCACGTTTGCCACGTCCTCATCAGCGCCATATCCAGTGGCATGCACACTTATCGACGGCGTATTCATCCGCTGGTCATTGGTGACCTGGTGAATGAACGTCGGCAACTGATTAATCGTGATGATTGGCTTGCCATCAGCGCGACGGGAGCGCAACGAAGCGGCATCCCATGCGTAATCACCGCCCTTGATGAAGTTCAAGTCGTTGATTGCCTCTGCCCGCCATTCATCATCCGCAGTGCAGCAAAGGTCGTAATTTTCCCGAGCTTCTTCCAAAAGCTCTTCGTCGGTCATCGGGCCTGATTCTTCTTCGTCATCCATCATTTTGGTTCCCTAGCCATCAACACCGCAGGTTCTCGCTGGATGACGGCGAAGCCGATCTTGCCGTACCAGGATATCAACTGATCATCGCTCATGCCGTCATCGTATGACTCGACTCTGAGCATGAGCACCTGACGTTCCTTGTCAGCCTCTTTGCAGACCTTGTGCAGCAGCGCAGTAGCGTGGCCTTTGCGCTGATTGCCAGAGCTAATTCCTACAATCTCCGAAACTCCATCCCGCATATCTTCAGGAAGACTTTCAGGCATGGCTATGCGCAAATATGCAGATTTGTGCCGTCTTAGCCCTTGATTCATTCCGCCACATCCCAATCAGTCGGATATGCCCTGCGGTCTTCGAGCACCCAGTCACATTTAGCGCATTGAGACTTGCCACCAACATACTTAAACATATGTTGGCGCTTGCAATTAGGGCAGGTCGCGCCATATCCAGAGCCAAAACGAGCCTTTTGTTGCCGAGCAACAACCGGCTTTATGATGAACATTGGCATCACCCTGGTAATGAATATTGGAATCATGCCATCCACGCAGACTCGGCAATATAAGGCCGGGCCGCTCGCTCCTTCTTTTCCTTCTTGCCAGCCACCACACCAGGAAATAACTCAGTGAGCGCCCATATTAACGCATCTGCTCGGTTAGGTGAGTGACTGCCCACATACCCAACAGTCGAGAACCCTGATAGTTCGTCCTCTAACTCGCGGAAATATCCAACATGCCGCACCTTTCCTTGTTCGTATAGTGCGGCTATTGGCTCGGCGCGGACAACCTTGCCTCTGGTAGCCGTGACTGATTTATATGGGATGCGTTGCTTTTGGGTCTGAATGGTGTATCGCACCATATCTCCGCCATAATTAGACTCACCGACAATTACATCAGCGGCGTGACGTTCATAGGCATCTACGGCAATTTTTCCCCACGTGGCCGGGCCTGCTTTGACCGTACAGTCTTCGAGGACGTAGGCGTTGCCATCTGTTCCCAGTGCAGCAACGCAGATACCAATTGCATCATTGTCCGCGTTATCAGCGTCGCCACTGCCAGAGGGATCAACAGCGACCACAACACGCACAAAATCGGGAGCGCTGCCGTCAAGCACGCGCCACGTTTCAATGGTCTCATCCACGAATAGTTGATTAGGTGTCGCATCGGCGAATTCTCCTAAAAGGAAGCGCTTTCTGAGCCTTGGGCTCAAAGCCGCCAGAGTCTCCATGTAGCCTTCCGGCAGATTCTCGGCGTTATCCTGCGGATTCATCTGGATCGCCGCATAGTCATCAGGATGCGTAACAGCCTGTCGAGACTCTGGGTCGATCTTTTGCACAAATAGCTTATAGGCCCAGTGATTCTTACTCGGAGGGTTGCAGTCATAGAGCATTCTTGGCTTTAGCTGGCTTGGCGCCCTGCCCTGCATGTGCTGCTCTACTCGTTGAGCCAGTCGAGTCGCGGCCATGTCCCTAGAGCCTTGTGGAATCTGACTACACTCGTTCAGATATATAGTGGCGTGTTCTTGGCCTAGTATTTTCTCGGTCCGCTCTTTGTCATCAAGGCCGCCGAACCATATCTGTGACTCTCCGGGGAGCTTGGCATACCAATCTGTCTTGTCGATGGAGTAGCCGACCCCCGGGAAAGCAAGGCCCATAACCTTCGGGAACGTATCGAGGACAATACTCGCTTTAACATGGTTAAACCTAAACCGTAGGATTGCATGCCTTGATCCGGGAGCTTTGAGCGCTCGCATGATGGTGTTGCGAGTGTGCAAAAACGTCTTGCCTGATCGACTCCCACCGAACAGCATCACATGAGTAGCATCACTAGCGCATATCCGCTGCGCCTTCTCTTGTGCTGCCGTGAGCTTAAAGGGATTCGTCAAGGGTCGCGGCTTGGATGATCACTATCGGCCCACCATCCGCACCAGTGATGGCTTGGGCGGGCTTGCCTTCTAACCGATCTCCTAACTCGCGCAACGCGCTGATATCACCCTCATCGCAGAGAGTGAGTAGCTTCTCGGCTAACTCATCGAGGGCTTGGATACCAGCAGCACGAGAGCGCTTGCCTAAAGCATTATTGATAGCATCAGACCATCGTCTGCCCTTGGCAGCATACGTGTTACCTATTGGCGCGCCGACTCCAGCCATTTGTAACTAATCCAATGCAATGATGCACATATTGTATTTATACCCGCTATTGTTAGTGAGTGCAAGCTATTTCTGTCTATGTCATGTTGTGACATATTGTGCCGTCACTTTATGCCGCTATATGTCACTTCCAATGGAATATCTAGCGAGTTTAGTGCGGTTTAGTGCTGTATATCTCACCCAGAATACGCCCCATAACATTTAATCATTGCTTATCAACCAGATACAATTCTATGCTGTGCGCTGGCATAGTCGCTGCATATAGTTAGGCGTAGGCAAACTAAA